GGAATAGGAGATTATCTGTGGAAGAAATCAGAAAAGCAATCTTAAAATTCAAAAGTCTAGGTAGAACTGACATTGTACAAAGATTACAGCAAGAATTAGACTATCTAGAAAAAATAAGTAAGAACCTAGATTGGAAAAGGTACGAAAAAGTACTAAGAGACCAAGAAGATAGGCCAGATATGGAGGATTTTCCAAAAAAATGACAAATAACGACCAAATACTACAAATGATAAAAGATAGGCTTGACATCGGCGCCAAAAAATACGGCGAACAGGTGCCAATTGACGGAACTCGTGACAATCTGAAAGAGAGTATTGAGGAACTACTAGACTTATGTGTTTATTTGTCTGCTGTTGCATTAGAATTACATAAGAATTATACTAATAATGAAAGAGGCAAGTAATGGCTAAAAGAAAACTATGGTCAGATGATGAAATAGTAATATTACATCAGTATGAAAAGACAAATAAGTCTGCATTTCAACTGTACCAAGAAGTAAGGCTAGCAGGATACAATAGAACGTATAAGGCAGTTACAAGAAAGATAGAATCATTAGGATTTAGAAAACCTAAAAGATACAAAACTGGGCACGAGATAACTATTGGGTACCTAGATATTGAATCTACTGGGTTTAGCGCTAATATTGATGTTATGCTTTCTTGGTGTATAAAAGGAAGAGGAGTAAAGAAAGTTGCTGGTGCTTGTATTACAAGAGAAGAACTTATGTCAGAAAAGTCAGATGCACGTATTGTTGAGCTTTTGGTAGAAGAAATGAACAAATACGATGTTATTATGACTTATTATGGTACTAGGTTTGATATTCCGTTTATTAGAACTAGAGCTCTATATCACGGAACATACTTCCCTATGTACAAGCAAAAGTCCCATAAAGACCTATATTATGTAGTTAGGTCTAAATTAAAACTACATCGTTCATCTTTGCAAGCTGCAACAGAGTTTTTTGGTATTGATGGTAAAACAAGAATCAAACCAGAATACTGGCAAAAAGCAAGATGGGGCGATAAAAAGTCTTTGAAGTATGTATATGACCATAATGTCGCAGATGTAGAGATATTAGAGTTATTACATAGAAAGCTAGAAGAACACGCACCACCTATGGTACGTCCATTATAAGGAGAAGAAATGGCTAAGAAGAAGAAAGAAGAAACATATAAACTAATTGATAATGGTCAAGAAGTACACTTCACATTATCTGATTTGTCAGACGAGGGTAAGGCTCAGTTCCAGAGAGCTAATGAATTAGCTAGGGAATTAATGAGACATGACCAAAAATCTAACGAACTCCGTTTTCTTGCCAACAACTATATTAGGTTTGTATTAGATGAACTTAATAAAGAAGTTGACGAAAAAGAAGAAAAATAGTTATATTATGTTAGAAAGAGTTGTAAAAGGTGTGACTCACTATCTATATGAAAATATAGAAGAGTTTAGAGAACATTATGTTACTCTACCACTTGTAAGAGATTGGAGACACTCAAACAAAGGCGATTGGGTTTTAACTGATGACGGACAGGTATGTGAGGTTTTACATTTAGGTATTCTTAGAAAATCTAAAAAAAAGACCACATTTGTAAGAACTATCATAGGTTCTTTCATATGTTCAGAAAAAGTTAAGATGCAAGGACCAATGAAAACAAACATGCACACCTTTTCAACTGAAGGTAAATCTCCTTCTGTAAGAAAGAAAGAACGTAAACACGTAACAGAAAAAGAATTTTTGTTTAGTAAGTACGTAGCAAAAGGAGATGATGTGGTTGAAGCATATATGAAAGCTTTTCCAAGTAAAAAAGAAGATTATGCGAAATCACAAGCAAAACTATTATTAAAAACTGATAGGGTGAAAAAATTGATTAGAGAAGAAATAGATAAATATTTAGCAGAAGCAGAGATAACACCTCTGTATTTATTAGAAGAAATGCGCGATATCATAGATAAAGGCGGTACATCTGATAGAGATAAACTAACTGCTATAACAACATTAATGAAACTTTCTGGTATGATGGATACAGAAAAACAAACAGAATCTGTAACATTGTTCCAAGGATTTACAAAGGAGCAACTAAATGCAATTCAAGGGAAAGAAGTCAAGAAACTGGAAGAAGTTAAAGTCACACGCGAGAAGTAAGCGCTGTCACATCTGTTCATACCATTTGAGAAAAACCGCAGTATATATCTGGGATATCAAAACAAAAGAAGCTAATAGGTTAAAATGTATTAACTGTTTGACTATGTATGATACTAATTTTCAAATAACTGATTTAGGAATAGTAAGAGAGGTAGGATATTCATGAGATTAGCTGTATATGGTACATTAAGAAGAGACTATCCTGATAAAGGTAGGATAGAAGGTTTTAGCTTAGTATTTCCTGGAACACAGTCTTTTCCTGCTATTATTAAGAATGAAAAGGGAAAAGGAGCTGTAGTAGAGCTCGTTGAAACAACTCCAGAAGAATTAAACATGTATGATGAATACGAAAACGTAGACGGTGGTTTATATATAAGAACCACAGTAAATGTCAATTTAGACAACGGTAAAACAGAAAAAGCTTGGATTTACGTAGCTGGACCACAGTTATGGGAAAAATCAAAAACATTTACAGAAGTGCCAGATGGTGATTGGCATTCAATGAAAACATTAGTTATGTTAGATAGGGTATATGAAAAAAAATTCGAAGAAACCCCAACAATTTAATATAATACCACCTGATTTAAGTCAGAAAGAAAAAGCGTTAGAACTAGCTAAAAAAGATATTATTACTTTTGGTCAAATGTTTTTACCAGAAGATTTTATGAAATCTAGTCCTGCTCCTTATCAGTATGAGTTAAGCAACCTGTTGTTAGGAGATGAAAAGCGTATATGTATTATTTTGCCTAGAGGCCATGCTAAATCAACTCTAGCAAAAACTGCATTGCTTTATCAACTCTATTTTGCCCCACCTGAAAAGAAGCAGTTTATTGCCTGGGTCTCTGAAGAACAATCTCAGGCAATAGACCATATCAAATATATACAAAACCATATTGATATGAACCCTGCATTACAGTATTACTTTGGTGACTTGAAAGGTAGCAAGTGGACAGAAAAAGAATTTACTACAGCTAGAGGAGATAGAATCATAGCAAAAGGTACATCACAAAGATTGCGTGGTCGTTCTCAATTAGGATTACGTTATACAAATATTATACTTGATGACTTTGAGTCAGAGTTAAATACGAAAACACCAGATAGAAGAAAGGAGATTAAAGAATGGGTAATGTCCACAGTCGAACCCGCTCTAGAAAACTCGAAAGGAAACGAAGGTTCCATATGGCTTATTGGTACAATAGTCCATTACGACTCATTCCTCCAGGGAGTTTACGATGGATGGTTAGACGCCCAGAAAGACGATAGAAAATCAGCTTGGGCAGTTATGTATAAAAAGGCCATAGTAGATAATATACCTTTATGGCCAAATTATTTTACAAAAGAAAAACTAAAAGATATAAAATCTAGATTTACGGATATGGGTTTAGTTCATAAGTTTGCACAAGAATACTTGAATGAAGCTAGAGATGTAGAGAATGCTAAATTTTTAATTGATAGAATTAATTATTATAGAGGTTATTTAGAAAATAGAAATGGTTTTAATTATATGATGATAGATGAATCTGCTATACCTGTACATGTTTATATGGGAGTAGACTTAGCTTATGAAGCAAATGCAAAAAGCGACTATCAAGTAATAGTTACCATTGGAATAGATAGTGATAGAAATATATATCTTATAGATTATTACAGAGAACATTCTCCTTTGTATGATATGCCTTCACAAATAATTGATATAGCTAGGAAATACCACCCTGTAAGAAGAGTAAACGTAGAAAAGGTAGGGGCTCAGGGATTAATTAAAGACCATGTTAATAAGTTAGCAGGCAAAGATAGAAAACTTGCACCTGGTCTGTCACAAGGTGTTAGACCTCCTGGTGGTATAAAAAAAGAAGATAGATTAGAAGCGTTACTATGTCCTGTAGTAAATGGTAGAAAACTATACATCAAAAAAGAACATCAAGAAATAGTAGATGAAATGTTTGAGTTTCCAAAAGGTAGAAACGATGACCTTCTTGATGGCCTATGGTATGCTGTAACAACAGCAAAGCCTCCAAAAAGCAACGCATTAGACATAGACAAATTTGAAGAAAGAATGTCTAACAGAGAAAAAAACGTCGCATCTAGAGCAGTAAGTTGGATTACTGGACAAAAAATATAATTTTTTTCTTGACAATAACGTCGTAAAGTTATTATTTTAGACGTAAAATATAAAATTGGGAGTATATGGCTAATTACGACGATAAAAAAAGCAAACCACAAATCACTAGAGAATTATTTAGACGTTGGAGAGACGGTAGAGAACAGTGGGACGCTGAAGCAAGAAATGCAGTAGATTTTACATTAGGTAATCATTATAGTACAGATGAATCAGATGCACTACAAGCAGTAGGACAAGCAGACTTTGTTATTGATAGAGTATATGCTGCTGTTGATAAACTAAAATCTTTACTTACAGCTAGACCAGCTAGGTTTTCTGTAATAGCAAGAGAAGATTCTGATAATAAATTAGCAAACGTTTGGAGAACTATACTAGAATATGTATGGGATATATCAAACGGAGATAGCACATTTAAACAAGTTGTACATGATTATGCTGTTACTGGACTGGGATATATGTATGTATATGTTGACCCTGAAGCAGATTATGGAAGAGGTGAAGTTAAGTATACTCACGTAGACCCTTTTAGAGTTTATGTAGACCCAGCGTCAAGAGATAGATTTTTTAATGACGCATCAGGAATGATATTGTCTACTTTTTTAACCAGGCAGCAAGTTTTAGATTTATATCCTCAACTAGAAGAAATGATTGACGATATAGAGGTAGGAGTAAATTCTTTGTATGGTGAAGACTATCCTACATCTAATTTAAAAAATAGTAACAATGTATTAACACCTGCTGAAGCAAAAGATTTAGATTACAATGTAAATCAAAAATATCAAATACTTGATAGATTTTACAAAGTAAAAGTACCATACTATAGATTGTTTAACACAGTAAGTGGTGCTGAAAAAATAGTTGACCCAGAAATCTATTTACAGATTCTACAAGAAGAAGAAACAGAAAGAGCTATAGAGTCTGGTGCTATACAAATAGAAGAAATACAACAAACAAGAATTGCACAATGCAGTAGCATTGGAGACACATTACTTTATGAGCGTATTCTAAATACTGATATATATCCAATTGTTCCTTTTACGAACATTTGGACTAATACTCCCTATCCCAAATCAGATGTGAACAAGGTTAAGGACTCTCAGAGACTTTTAAACAAGTTATTCTCTTTGACCTTGTCACACGCTCAATCAGCCGCTGGTCTAAAGTTATTAATACCAGAAGGTAGTGTAGATAGTGTAAGTCAATTAGAGAAAGATTGGGCTAATCCAAATGCGGTTATAGAATATAACCCTGAATTTGGTGAACCTCACTATCCACAACCAGCTCCTTTAACTAGTGAGTTTTATTATTTAATAGATAGGGTAGAAAAATATATAGATTTAAATTTTGGTATACCTGAACTTTTACAAGGGTTTAAAGACCAAGCACCAGAATCTGTAAGAGGCACTATGCTTTTATCAGAAATGGGAGAATCAAGAGGTAAATCAAAATTAAGAGATATTGAAGCAAGTTTATCGATGGTTGGTCAAGTTGTTTACAACTTAGCTAAAGACCATTATAGATATGCAAAAACATTTAGAATTGTACAACCAAACAATGATATTACTGAATTTTCAGTTAATATGAGAATGTACGATAATAAACAGAATGAAATATTGACCATAACGAATGATATTCAAATTGGACAACATGACATTCGAGTTATATCAGGTTCAACTTTACCTAGCAACAAGGTATCTGAATACAACATGTATCTTGACGCGTATAAACTTGGACTGGTAGATGATGTCGAGGTTTTAAAGAAAACTGAAATCTTTGACAAAGAAGGTGTCCTTCAAAGAAAAGGCCGTATGGCTCAAATGCAACAATATATCACACAGCTTGAAAATCAAGTTAAGAAGCTAAGTGGCGACTTACAAACATCTGAACGTGAACAGGTTTCATCCAGAAAGCGTACAGAAGTAGAGAAGTTTAAATCACAATTGAGTGAAATTAGAAATGCCACAAAGTCTAAAGAAAAAGAAAAGGTGATGCAATTAGGTATGCTAGTAGACCAAATGGGACAATCTATGGAGGAAGAAGAAGAAATCGAGCCTGGTTCAGAATCTTAGGATTAAATCAGGGTTAGGAGAAAAAACATGGCAAAAGAACAAGATAAACAACAGGTTGAACAGCAAGACCCAATAGTTGAAGGTGTTGGAAACGAGCAAACTATTTCAATAGAGCCTCAACAAGAAGAAGGTGTAGAAGCATCTGAAGCTGTAGATTGGGAAGGAGAAGCTAAAAAGTTTCAATCAATGTACGACAAAAAGGTAGCAGAACATGAAAATCTTAAAAAAGATAGTAGTGATTTGCTTCAGTTAAGACAAGTATTGTCTGACAAACCTGAGTTAGTAGATGTGATTGAAAAAAGCCTTGCTGGAGAATCTATTGAGGAAAAAGCGAATGAGGGAAGTACAACCCCAGATAACTTTGACCCTTGGGACGCCTACTACAAGCCAGAATCTGAATCTTACAAATTTAGAGTAAGTCAAGAAAAAAAGCTTGTACATGAAACAGTAGATAACGAACTAGCTAAACTACAAAATCAAATGGCGATGAATAACTTAAAATCAGAATTGGTATCAGAGCATAATCTTGGAAAAGAAGATGCTGAAAAGTTTTTGCAATTTGCAACTACACCTAAAGCCAATCTTCCTATAGAAACACTTATTAAAGTGTGGAAAGAAGGAGAGGGTAAGGGCACAAAGCAAAGTGAAAACTTAGAAGCTGTTAAAAAAGCTAAATCAATTCCTAAACCAGCTGGTGTTCTTCAAGGTGGTCAACAACCACAAAAATCTGAAGAAGACCAAGTATGGGATAGAGTTATGAATGCTGGACGTATTGGTAGATTAGCTAAAAACTAACTTAGGAGTGAAATAAAATGGCTTTTAATCAAGGACAATTAAAGGCATCACAAATAACCGCAGCTGCTACAAGCGCGGATTACGGACAAGCTCCAGACCAAAGAAAGCTGTATGATTTCTCTGATAGAGTTGCAGAACTTATGCCAGAGGAGTCACCT